TTGCTACATCGGCAGGTGATTTCTTATCAGGAACTGCGGCAGGAGATACTATTTTTATCAACCAATTTAGCGGTAAAAGGCTTTATGCAGTATCTTATAGCGGTGGTGTTTACTTATCTAGTGGTGCAACATCTTGGACTGCTAACTCGGATATTAGACTTAAAAACATAAATAGTCATATTGAAAACGCAGTAGAGAAATTATCTACTTTACAAACTATTAACTTCTCTTATAAAGATGATAAGTATAATAAACAAAATCTTGGGTTAATAGCACAAGAGGTAGAAAAGATATTCCCTGAATTAATTGATAAAAATAGTGATGGAATGTTAGGGGTTAGGTATACGGAATTAGTACCTGTCTTAATTAAGGCGGTACAAGAATTAAAAGCAGAAATAGAAACTTTAAAAATAAAATAAAATGAAAGAAATTCAACCAATTCAAATGTGGCAAAATGGTCAGTTTGTAGAAGCAATTTACCTTAATACTTGGGCTTCAAATGTAACTTTAGGAACAAGTGCAGTATTTACTTACAACCTTTTAGATGCTGCTCAACAAAGATTACAAGATGGTAGTTTAAATATGACAGGAGAAGATTACACTAAATGGGGAGCAAACGACCAATATGCGTGGGAGTTCGTAGCTACTAGTTTAAACCTTACAATCATTGGGGATTATGTTCCACCTGTGCTTGAAACAGTTGCTGAAGTAACCGAATAGTACTAATTTTGGCAAAACCAATATTATGACACCAAAAGAAAAAGCAAAGGAATTATTTGATAAAATGTTTCTTGTAATAGAAAATAAAGGAATGTATGATGATTTATATAGAGCTAAACAATGTGCATTAATTGCAATAGATGAAATATTAGAACTTAAAAAAACGCAAGAAGAATATCAAATACAATATGACAATGGGGAATGGAGTAGAGAAATTGGATATAGATATTCAAAATATTGGCAAGAAGTAAAACAAGAGATAGAAAACCTATAACAATTAACTATATTTGTAAAAAAATCAACAATGAAGCCAATTCCTAATTATCCCAATTATAGCATTACCGAAGATGGTAAGGTATGGAGTTTAAGGTTTAATAAAAAATTAACTCCTTGTAAAAACTCAAGAGGATATATGCAAGTAGTATTATGTAAGGATTTGAAGTATAAAAACTACACAATACATAGATTAGTTGCAGAGGCTTATATTGATAATGTAAACAATTATAAGATGGTTAATCATATTAACGGAATAAAACACGATAATAGGATTGAAAATCTTGAGTGGGTTACTGCAAGTCAAAATATACAACACGCATTTGATACAGGGTTAAAAAAACCAAGTACTATGAGAGTTGTTTTAGATACTGCAACAGGAGTATTTTATGATTCAGCAACCGAAGCAGCTAAATACTATAATGTAAATATGAAAACATTACACGGATATTTGACTAATGCTTACCCTAATAAGACATCATTAATCTACGCATAAACAAAACCCAACAATATGAACTACAATCAATTGAATCAATTAGTGGCTAACCTTAACGCAGTTATTGGTAGTCAAGAAAATCGTACGCAGAAAAAACTTTTCCGTATTTATGAGAAGTTAAAGAGCCATCACGAAGCATATCAGGCAGAAGTGGAAGGTTTAAGATTAGACAACGCACAAGTTGATAGTAACGATTGCTTAATCCTTGATGAGAAAAATGGCTACAAATTCACTAAAGAAGGCATTAAGAAACTAACTGAACAAGTTAAAGAACTAGGAGAAAAGGAATTTGAGTTTAAGCCTATTGAAGTCATTAACACAAATGGTTTAGAAAACTTTACATTCCTAGAAGATTGGACAACAGGAATCACATTTGTTAAAGAAGAAGAAGAAGAATTGTAATGAAGTTTGTCAAGGACAATATTTTGTTCATAGCCATAGTACTACTCGTATTGTGGCTATATTTTTTAGTTAAGCCCTCATACTTACCTAGAGTTCCAAGTGGGTTTGATACATCCAAGTTTAAGCAGGTTCATGTAATCCATGATACAGAATACCAAAAAGTGTACATAAATAGGTACAAAAAAGGGGATTCTATACCCTATAAGGTAGTAGATACCATTTATACGCATATATCCGATACGATACGCATATTAGCCGATTATAGCCAAGTTAAGGCTTACTCCGATACTATTAGGAAAGATTCTAATATCTTTGTAATAGATGACACCATAGGCCAAAATAGGATCATTTCTAGAGGCTTCAAGGCTAGTCTAACCCAAAAAACCATCATTTTAAGAGAGTTCTACGCTAGTAAACCGACTAATACCCTTTATTGGGGCATTAGAGGCTCATACAGCCCACTTAATGGCTTGGAAGTACTAAGTCCTTCCTTGATGCTAAGTGTCAAAAATAAGGCTCTAATAGGCCTTAGCGTAGATATTAGTAAAAATTACAATATTGGGTACTCTGGTGGTATCTACTTAAAAATAGGAAAGTAATGAAGGAATTGTTACAGGATTTGGGTATTAATATCGGTATGTCGGTAGCAGGATTATTTGGATCGGTATTAATGGTGGGTAAAGATGCTGCTATGGATTTAAGAAAATCGGTTACCTCCATATTTGCAGGAGTAGCCTCAGCTAACTATTTAACACCTGTAGCATCGGATATGTTTGCCGTAACAAAGGTTAATTATCAATTTTCAATAGCTTTTTTATTAGGTTTTTTAGGGCTAAAAGGAGTAGAATTACTTTTAACTAAAGTACTAAAGGATAAAGTAGTGCCTAAAACTACTGTTACTCCACATAAAATACCAACTAAAAAGTCAGTTAAAAAACCTAAAAGATGATACAAAATGCTATCAAAAACAAATTTTGGGTAATATCAATACCAGTTGCAATTATCGTTATACTATCAATGGCATCTATTAAGGAAATAGAAAATGCACAAGTACAATTAGATTATGGCAAAAAAATTAGCTACTACCTAAGAACATCTACAGATTCACTTACTTATTATGCGATTGCATATACATCTACAAAAGATACTAGCTTTTTAAACCAATTTAATAATCATTTAAACAATAGAAAACTTAAAAAGTTTGTTTTAGATGATAAAGCCTTAAAATATTATAATCAAGGGTTAAGGCTTAGTAATGAACTTGCCAAACAAATAGAGAACCCTGCTTTTAAGCAAATGGATAATAAAGCATTTTTTACGCCTTTGTACATAGACTACAAAGACAAAATATTTAAAAATATAGATTCTTTAAGGACAATTATGTCAAATGATGCAAATGAAAAACTAGAAAGAGAAGGCCTATTTCTTAATATTTATATTTATAGTTTATGTATTACAATTTTGATTTTAATAATGTTTATTAAATTTAAAAAAGAAAGTAAAGCCCCATTAAAAAAGGCTCCTAAAAAGAAATAAGATGAAGCAATTTTTTACAGAAGATAACGGAAGATTAAGCATGAAAAGACTATGTGGTCTTTTGTGTGTAATAGCATTATGCGTTACTATGTATCATAATAGTTTTAGCGAGTTAGATAAAGCCCCATCACCAATTCTAGTAGAATCAGTAGCTTTGTTAGCGTTCGGTTGTTTAGGCTTAACAACTGCTGAGAAAATATTTAAAAAGAATAGTAATGAAGCTTAGTGCCCATTTTGATTTATGTGAGTTCACCAGGAGTGAATCAGCAAAGCGTGAAGGAGTTAGTAATATGCCAACACCTGAACACCTAGAGAACATCAAAACATTATGCGAGAAAGTATTAGAACCTATAAGAGCCAAGTTTGGCCCAATTAATATTTCTAGTGGATACAGAAGCTCTGACCTTAATCATTTTATTGGAGGCAGTTTAAATTCAGATCATTGCAAAGGCCGTGCGGCTGATATAGATATGGATGGCCATGGTGGAGAGGTTAGTAATACTGACATCTTTAATTACATAAAGGAAAGCCTTGATTACGACCAATTAATTTGGGAGTTCGGTAATAAAGAGAAACCTGATTGGGTTCATGTGGGATACAGAGGAAAAGATAATAGAAAGCAAACTTTGAGAGCAACCAAAGTAAACGGCAAGACTACTTACACGGCTTACTAACCAACAACCAACCAATATGAGCAAAACCAAAAATGTGGGTATCATAGGCGATACACACTTTCCATTCTGTCATCCTAAATACCTCGACTTTTGTTATGAGGTATTCAACAAGTTCCAATGTTCTGAAATAGTCCACATAGGAGATGAAGTGGACAATCATGCGATTAGCTACCATGAGCATAATCCTAATGGAGATTCAGCATCAAAAGAGTCGCAATTAGCCCTACAACAATTAAACATTTGGTACAAGCGTTTCCCTAATGTAAAAGTATGTATAGGTAACCATAGTGCCCTACACAAAAGAAAGGCCGTTACAAGCGGTTTACCAAGCCGTTTTATTAAAACCTATGAAGATGCTTGGGAAGCTCCTAGAGGCTGGAAATGGGCCTTAGAATGGGAAATGGATGGTGTTCTATATACCCATGGTACAGGATCATCAGGACAAGCAGGTGCAATCAATAGAGCAAGGGATGCTAGACAATCAACTGTAATAGGTCATATTCACTCCTTTGGGGGAGTTTTGTACTCTTCAAGTGATAAGGATATGATATTCGGTATGAATGTGGGTTGTGGCATAGATATTAATGCCTATGCAATGGAGTATTCACGACCTTTCCCCAAACGACCAACATTAGGTTGTGGAGTTGTTTTAGATGGCGGTAGAATTGCTATATTTGTGCCCATGCCATTAGGAAGCAAGATAGTAAGGCTTCCAAGCAAAAAGTAGGTTAAATCCGTTATAACATAAGTGTATATTTCATTGATAATCAATGATGTGTGCACTTTTTATTTCTATAATAATTAA